GATGGCTGTATCGTCATGTCGGTTTTGATGAGTCTGGGCAGACAAAGCCAGCCCTCATTGTGTTCGACTACATCAAGCTGATGGACGACCGCAGTATCACCAAGAACATATCGGAATTCCAGGCTTTGGGATTTTTGATGACTAACCTACACAATTTTGCGGTGCGTTACCAAGTCCCCGTCCTGGCCTTTGTCCAGCTTAATCGTGATGGCATCAATGCCGAGGACACTTCTACGGCGTCTGGTTCTGACCGCATTATCTGGTTGTGTTCCAACTTTTCTATCTACAAGTGGAAAAGCCAGGAGGAGATGGCCGAGGAGGGGACTGGGCCTGATGGTGTCCGTTACAACCTGAAGCTTATACCGGTTGTTTCGCGTCATGGCAAGGGTCTTGAGGGTGGGGACTACATCAACATTCGGGGGCAGTACGAATATGGCAGACTCCAAGAAGGACCGACACGGAACAGCTTACTCAGGAGCAAACCGACACGGTCAGGCTTCGACAATCCCCCCCAAGACTCCCCAGAGTTTTGAGCGTCTACGGAAAATAGCAGCAGTAGCCACTCAAAAGCTCGAGACAGTTTTTGACGCTCTTGCTCTGGAGTACAAGCCTGCCGAGAATTCATTCTTCACGGCGTGTCCCGTTCATGGCGGTGATAATCCGACCGGCTGCCGGGTTTATTACAACGCATCCATGGGATATTGGCAGTGCTTCACTCGTGGTTGCGAAAAAGTTTTCCGGGACGATACCTTTGGCTTTGTGCGGGGCGCCCTGTCTCGCCAGCGTTACGGGTGGGTGACGGAGGGGGACAAGGTGGCGACCGTTAATGAGACAGAGAAGTTCCTCTCTGCCTTGTTGGCGCTCACTCCAGGCGCAGAAATTCCCCAGATTGATAAAAGCCAGCGGGAGTTCGTCACGGCCACACGCATCATGCAGGTCGAGAGCGGGCCTGTTGGCAAATGGGGGCGTGATCTGGTGCGTAGCCGGATGGAGATTCCCAGCAAGTTTTTCAAAGGGCGCGGTTTTGGCGATGAGGTGCTCAATCACTTCGATGTCGGCGACACAAAGCAGGGGCCTTTCGCTGGTAGGGCGGTTGTCCCAATTTATGACCATACCGGGCGTATGGCGGTTGGTTTTTCTGCTAGGGCGATTGGAGATATGCAGCCAAAGTGGCGGCACTCGGAGGGCTTTTCTCGATCCCGCGTCCTCTACAACCAGTTTGTCGCCTTTAGGGAAGCCCGTCGTTCAGGCACAGTCATCCTGACCGAGGGACCCTGTGATGTTTGGCGCCTTTGGGAGGCCGGTTACCACAATGCGGTGGCACTCTTTGGTGTCGCCCTCAGTGACGCCCAGCAGGTTTTGCTGGAGTCTTCCGGAGCTAGTCGCGTGGTCGTGTTCATGGACGATGATGAGGCTGGGCAGATTGCTTCACAGAAGATAGTTGCCCAGCTTTCCAGATCTTTTCGTGTGATTGCGGCTCGAGCCGGGCAGGGCAAAGACCCAGCTGATTTATCCGTTGACGAGATCAAACAGGTACTAGGGAGACTCAAGTGATGTTAATTGGCATCGCAGGCAAAAAAGGGGCTGGTAAAGACACGCTTGCCCACGACCTCGTGGAACATTGCCATTGGATCAGCAACTACTTGGCTGTTGGCAAGGTCTTCCATTTTGCCGACACTCTGAAAAAAGTGACCGTGGAATTGTTGGGCGTTCCGATTGAGATGGTTTATGGCACGCAGGAGGAAAAAGAGCAGCAGTGTCATCTTATTTGGGAAAATATGCCGACTTATGAACTGATGGGGGATGTCCGTCCGACTGGGCGAATGTCTGTCCGCGAAGTGTTGCAGTATTTCGGTACAGAAATATTGCGCAAGATGTACGACCGCACTCACATCAACGCTACCCTAAATGCCATCGCCCAATATGAAGAAACGCAGTTGAGTCAGGTTCTTGCCGTCGTCGCAGATTTACGCTTCCCTAACGAGTGCCAGGCCATCAAAGAAGATGGAGGTATAGTCATAGGTTTAACTCGTGGCGAAAAAGGTGACAATCATGCTAGCGAAAATGCTTTAGATGACTATCCTTTTGATGTACTCATTGACAACATTGGCATGAGTCGCGAAGAGCAGCTTGAAGCGGCTCTTAAGTCTTTGCGAAGGAGCTACCGTTGATTGTAACTTTTTTGCGGTCTAGTTCCGTAGGTTCCTACGGGTGGTGTCCACATAAGTTCTTTATTACCAGCAACTTAGGTCACAGAGAACCTTCTGGTAAAAAAGCTGAGTCTGGAAATATCGTCCACAAGGCCCTTGAACTTTTAGCCCGCAAAAAACTAGCTCACCAAAATAAAGAAAAAACCTTTTCTGATCCGGAAGTAGAAAGAGAATTCGACACGGCTACATTCACCCCAGAATTAGCCATAGCCGCTGGCTGGGATCATTACACTAACCCTGAACGCACCATTCACCCTTGGACTAATGGCGATCGCAAAAAATGTGAACAGTGGACCTGGGATGTCTTACTGTTCAACGACGGTATGTTTTCTCCTGTTAATCGCAATGTCGTCATGCCCGAAGAATATTTTGAAATAACCCTGCCCCATGAGTGGGCTAGGTACGAATATTCTTTGCCGGATGGTCGCAGTTACGAAGGGCAATTGATTCTGCGTGGCACAATGGATTTGGTCACTCGCGTAAAGCCTGGCTTGATTGAATATATCGACTGGAAAACCGGCAAGCGTCGTTGTTGGGTCAAAGACAAAGTTAAAGAATATGAAGATATGTACGAAGATTTTCAGCTTCGTCTATATCATTATGCATTGTGCGAGCTTTATCCAGAAGATGATATCTTGATGACGATATTTTTTGTTCAGGACGGCGGTCCTTATTCTTTGTGTCTACAGCGGTCGGATTTGCCTGAGACACTCCAGATGATTCGTCTTGAGTTTGAAAAGATTAAGCACGACAATCATCCACGCCGCATTCTTGATCGCGACCCAAAGAACTGGAAATGTAGTCGGTTGTGCTCTTTCTTTAACGACAAACATCCTGTTTCTAGTTTGTCGACATGCCAGCATTTTAAAAACGAAATTGTTGAGTTGGGTATAGACAGAGTTGTCTCCAAGTATGCGGTGGGTGAACCCTGGGCCGGTTATGGCTCCGGTGGTGGTAGAACAGAAAGGGTTGACGAAGCTGCCGATCAAGCCGTACTATCTTCAGGAGTGGTGTCGTGAGTAGCTGTCTTTTAAGAATCGGGACTTCAATCGTATTGAACGAGGCAGAGCAAAGACTCGCCAAGTTCTTGGCAAAGTCCAGATACATGAAGAACAGGCAGTCTAACACGAAAGACGGCAAGGTGGGGCCGCAAAACTGTGAGACGACAGATTTGGAAGGAATCGCAGCAGAAATTGCATTTTGCAAAATGGTCAACGTCTATCCAGATTTACAGCTGGATGAACGACCAGAGCATGATGCCACTCTACCATGCGGCACCACCATTGATGTCAAAGCAACCAAATACAAGAACGGCAAGCTTTTAGCTGTTCCAGGCAAAGTGGATAAGTCTGACGGACTTGACGCCTACTCGCTTGTCGTGGGCGAGTTTCCAGGCCCTTATGAGTTTAAGGGTTTTTGTAAGCGTGAGGAGTTGCTGCGGCAGGAGCGGCTCACGAATCTGGGGTACGGCCCCACCTATGCGGCTAAACAAGAAGAGCTTACTGAGGAAATTACTCATGAAACTTACTGAGGAACAAAAAAGCAGGCGGTTTAGCGGGGAAAACCGTGTTTATGCGGCTGTTGAATCTGGCAGAATTTCTATCGATGAGAATGGTTGTGTGTGGCGTCACCACAAGAATGGTCTGGTCACTTCGGCTGAAAAACCGATGAAAAATGGTTACGTAATGATCCGTGTTTTTATGGATGGCAAAACAGAATGTGCGATGGCCCACCGTTTGGTTTGGAGACATTTCCACGGTCGAATTTTTAATAATTTAACCGTCAATCACAAAGACGGCGTGAAAACTAACAATTGTCCTAGCAATCTTGAGCTTGCTACTCCTTACATGCAAGCCCGCCACGCCATCGACAAACTTAAAAGATATCAGCCTACAGGTGAAGAATGCGGTCGGGTAACGCTCACGACTGACCAAGTTGAAGAAATGCGTCGACGTCGCCTTGTTGGGGAAAAGGTGGCTGTGTTGGCAAAGGATTACGGCGTCAGTAAAGCTCAGATTTCAAGAATCACCCGGGGCGTGCAATGGGGGCATGTCGAGGGCAATCTAACTAAAACCCCATCTAAGTTCAAGGAAAGGCGCAAAGAAATGGATTTTAACTACTATCAAGAACAAGCCGCTAAAACTGCCGTTTACCCCGGTAGTGGTACAACAACCGGATTGCTTTATGTTACGCTTGGCCTAGCTTCAGAAGCCGGAGAAGTAGCTGGAGCAGTTAAGCGCATTATTCGTGATGACGGTGGCGTTTTAACCGAAGAACGACGCAAGCAACTGATATCAGAAGTTAGCGATTGCATCTGGTATATATCTCAATTGTGTACGGAGCTTGGAGTAACTTTTGAGGAGGTGGCTCATCGCAACCTAATCAAGTTGAACAACCGCAAAGAGCGTGGGACTCTCATGGGCAGCGGGGACAATCGCTAACCTGTCTGGGCGTGGTCTTGGCCAAAATGGCTAGGGCCATCGCTTTTTACGGTTCAATGCCATATTTTCTTGGGGAAGAATAACTGGCATCGATTACAAAAGTGGGTGGGGGCAATAAATGAGCTGGGTTCCTCTACATGTCCATACAATGTATAGTTTGCTAGATGGACTTAGCAAGCCAGATGCAGTTGCTAGCAGATGTGAAAAGCTTGGTTACAAATCTTGTGCGATCACAGATCACGGTACGCTTTCTGGCGTCGCCGCTTTTTCCAAGGCTCTCCGCAAGCGTGGTATCAAACCAATCCTTGGATCTGAGTTTTATTTGTGTTCCGGCCCAGCCCACGACAAGCGTCCCGAGAACGGATCTTTATCACATCTTTGTGTTCTAGCCAGGGGAGAAGAGGGCTGGAAAAGACTCATCCAGGCATCCAGCGCATCCAAC